AGTGGTGACACTACACTGAAACCTGGTGAGACACTCATGGATCTGCAAGCTCGTATGGCTGGGCTTAACAGCAAGCTTGAAGCTGTATCTGATAAGATCATCGAAGGTGACGGAACTACACCATCTACTGTATCGTTTCACCCTGCTATGATTGCAGCTAAGAAAATGGAGAAGAAGATCCACGATCAGCTACAAGAGTCTGGTGCTTCTACACATCTACGATCTATGGCATTTGAGATGGCTCTACTTGGCACAGGTGTCATGAAAGGCCCATTCGCTGTAGATAAGGAATACCCTAACTGGAATGACGATGGTGAGTATGACCCTCTGGTAAAAACTGTACCTGAGTGTAGCCATGTTTCTTCTTGGGATTTCTACCCAGACCCAGAAGCTAAGTCTATGAATGATGCAGAGTATACTGTTGAACGTCATAAGATGTCTCGCACACAGCTACGCTCTTTGAAAAACCGCCCCTACTTTATGTCTGACTCAGTTCAGATGGCTGTAGATAAAGGGCCGGACTACATTCAGAAGTACTGGGAAATGACTATGGAGGATGACGATACACAGCCATCTTCTGAGCGTTGGGAAGTACTTGAGTTCTGGGGCTTCGTAGATACAGAGCTACTAGAAGAGCATGGAGTTAAAATACCTAGTGAGTTGAAAGACTTAGACGAGGTTAACTGTAACGTATGGGTATGTAACGGTGAAGTACTACGCTTTGTACTTAACCCTTTCAAGCCTACACGTATTCCTTACTACGCTGTTCCTTACGAGCATAACCCCTACAGCTTCTTTGGCGTAGGTATTGCTGAGAACATGGATGACACGCAGACTTTGATGAATGGCTTTATGCGTATGGCTATTGACAACGCTGCACTATCTGGTAATCTTATCATTGAAGTCGATGAGACTAACCTGACACCGGGGCAAGACCTATCTGTGTATCCCGGCAAGGTGTTTCGCAGGGCTGGGGGTGCACCCGGTCAGGCTATCTTCGGCACCAAGTTCCCCAACGTAGCACAAGAGAACATGCAACTCTTTGATAAGGCACGAGTTCTAGCAGATGAGAGTACTGGATTCCCTAGCTTTGCTCACGGACAAACCGGAGTATCTGGCGTTGGGCGTACAGCTTCTGGTATTTCTATGCTTATGTCTGCTGCTAACGGTAGTATTCGGACGGTAGTTAAGAACGTAGATGACTATCTGCTTCGCCCCTTAGGTAAAGCATTCTTCTCTTTCAACATGCAGTTTGACTTTGATGAGCAAATTCGTGGTGACTTAGAGGTACATGCATCTGGTACAGAGAGCTTGATGGCTAACGAAGTACGGTCACAACGCTTGATGCAGTTCTTGCAGGTTGCACAGAACCCAGTATTAGCTCCCTTCGCTAAGATGGACTACATCATTCGTGAGATTGCTAAGTCTATGGATCTTGACCCAGACAAGGTTACTAACTCTATGCAGGATGCTGCTATCCAAGCTGAGATCCTCAAAGGCTTTCAGCAGCCAGCACAGCCACCAGAAGGCCCACAGGGTGTCTCAGCACCTGAAGGAGGCCAACAGGCACCACAAGCGCCTCAGGGAGGCGTACAGGACACATCAGGTGGCGGCGGTGGTCAGATAGGCATGGGTACAGCACCTACACCGGGTGAGCAAGGATTCAGCGGTAATGTCGCTTAAGAGCTTTGTAAACACTACATCTACGTGGGAAGCGTTCCTCTCTGAGTTAGAGGAGCGTATTTCCGCACAGCACCGCAGTATGGAGAACATTACAGATACTGCAGAACTGCATAGACATCAGGGTGCTATACGTGCGCTACGTCAACTACAGTACTTGAGGGACAAAGTAAATGGATAAACAGATGGAAATGGCCTTCGCAGAAGGTGGCGCTCTAGACTTAGACACAGTACCTGAAAACACTCAAGGTATTGACCCTGTGTCTGGTAACGAAGTACCACTAGGTTCTATGCCAGAGGAAGTACGAGATGACATCCCTGCACAACTAAGTGAAGGTGAGTATGTTGTACCTGCTGACGTAGTACGTTACTATGGTGTTAAGTACTTTGAAGACCTACGCGCTAAAGCTAAGTTCGGCTATCAAGACATGGAAGAGAACGGACGCATTGGTGGTGAACCTGTAGATGGCATGGAAGTCATTGAACCAGAAGATGACATGATGTTTGACATCTCTGAGCTAGAAGTAGAAGATGATGGACAACCTATGGAAATGGCTATAGGTGGCTACACTGGATCAGGTGGCTATGCTCTTTCCCCCGGTGACGAAGGTTATGATGAGATGGGTGCGCTGGGCTTAGGTGCTGAAGGTATTAGCACAGGCTATGAATCAGCTGGTGATATGCCTACTGTAGAGGTTCGCTCTTACAAGAATGAAGCAGGTCACACTATTTTCATCACGTTCATTGATGGTAAGCCTCAGACAACTATCCCACCAGGCTATACGCTACAAGAGAAAACAAACTACCAAGATTCTGTAGGTACGACAACAGCACAGCCTGCACCTCAGATTGTATCTGGCGGTGGGAATGGCGGCGGTGGCTATAGCGCACCTATGCCAAAAGCTGTTAACTATGCAGAGCTTACCACAGAAGAGATTGCAAATATGCTGGAAGAGCAGCAGTCCTCTAAGATGACTGGAGTAGCTATTGCTGTCGGTGCTATAAACCCAATCATGGGTCTCTTCATCAAAGGTGCTATGATGGATAGTGCAAGACGTTTAGAGAATGAGATTGAGCGCAGGGTTAATGATGAAGCTACTTCTACTTCAGACAAAGCTGTTCTTGAAGGTTTGCTAAAAGCATCTAAAGAAGAAAAACCTGGTTTGATCAAACGTGTGTTTGGTGCACTGAAGGATGAGTTCTTCCCAGAGAATGAGGAAGAGGCAGCAGCACTTGAGAAAGCTAAGGCAGAAGATGCTACTGATGGTGAGTTTGATAGGTATGAGGCTGAAAAACCTGAGCCATACACTCCAGAGGTAGTTGCTGGGGATGTTACAACGCCTTATGACCAAGGTCCAACTCCATACGCAGAAACAATACAGTCTAATTTTGAAGCTACGCAAGAAAGGGCTGAGGCTTCTCGCAAAAGATTAGCAGAGATTGAAGCACGAGAGGCTGAGATTGCAGCTGCGGAAGCAAGACGATCACAACCAGCATGGGTACGTGATAGCGGCAACAACGACAGCAATACTTATACACCCATAAGCAGTAGCACTACAACAGACCCAAGTGGCAGTAGCGTAAAAGAAACTACATATAGCACACCTGGTGGTGGTTCGTTTACAGTAGGCGCTGATGAAGATGGTCTAAACAAAGGTGCTCTTGTAACTAAGAAACGTAAAAAGAAGAAGAAGTAACTACAAACTATCCAATAACTATAAGGCTACCCAGCTAAGGCTGGCCCCATCATAAGGAGTATAACATGATATCAGAGCCTCAAGAGATTGAAACGAAGTTGATCCAAACTACATCAGCTTCACACCAACGAAACGCAGCACGTGTTAAGCGTGATGAAGAAGAACTAGAGGCACTGCTGAAACAAGCACGTGGCGATACAGATGAAACGGAAGAGGCTGTTGAAGCGGAACCCGATAGCTCAGAGCCTAGCGAACCCCAAGTTCAGGCAGAGAGTCGTACCAAACAAGAAGAAGAACCACAAGCTGAAGCACAAGAAGAGGATGCTGAGCTAAGCGGTGAAGAGAAAAACTTCAAGAAACGGTACGGTGATCTACGCCGACACATGCAGGAGAAAGAGAAAGACTTCACTGCTAAGCTTGAAAAGCTAGAGAAACAACTGGAAGCTGCTGCAAAGAATGAGCTTGTACTCCCTAAGTCGGAAGAAGAGATTGACGCTTGGGCTAAGAAATACCCAGACATTGCAGGTATTGTAGAAGCTATCGCTGCGAAAGAAGCCGACAAGAAGTCATCTACTTTGGATGCACGTCTAGCAGAGATTGAAGCACTACGCTCCACAGCAAAACGTGAAAAGGCAGAAGCTGAGCTAACGCAGATACACCCAGACTTTGTATCTATCCGTGAAGACGATGCTTTTCATACATGGGCAGATAACCAGCCTAAGTGGGTACAGGATGCTCTCTACGAAAACACAGATGACGCTAAGTCTGTAGCTCGTGTGATTGACCTCTACAAAGCTGATACTGGTATTGTTACAAAGAGATCAAGCACTTCAGATAAAGCTGCAGCAAGTTCAGTTAAGAGCAAACGCTCTGCTGCACCTGAGCCAGAAGACAGTTCATCTTACTTACGTGAGTCGCAAGTCGCTAAGATGACTATCAAAGAATACGAGAAACGAGCAGACGAAATTATGGAAGCTCAACGTAATGGCAAATTTGTTTACGATTTGTCAAAGAAATAGTTGACATCTTAGCAAAGATGCATACAACTATAGGTATGTACAGTGTCAGGCATAAACTGCCTGTACATGCTTTTAACTAAGCTAAAGCCACATCAAAGAACTACCTCAGACTATAGGCCCAGCGCTCAACGGACGGCCATCCTTAGAGCATAGCTGACCACCCTACTATGAAGAGCCTCTTTAGTTGGTATGTAGCGTAAAACCTCACGCCATATCTATAAGGAGAATTATTATGGCTATTACTTCCGCAAGCGGTGGGTTTAACGGGAACTTCTCCCCGATTATCTACTCGAAACAAGCACAGATTGCCCTTCGTAAGGCAGCTGTAACTAACGCAATCACAAACAACTCTTACTTCGGTGAGATCGCCAACCAAGGCGATGTGGTTCGCATTCAGAAAGAACCAGATGTAACTGTCAACGCTCTTGAGCGTCACACAGCTATCTCTGTTGAGAAGTTGAACGATGAAGACTTCTCTCTGACAATCGACAAAGCCAACTACTTCGCATTCAAAATGGATGACATCGAAGATCAGTTCTCCAATGTTGACTACGTTAGCCTCGCCGCTGACCGCGCAGCATATAAGATGGCTGACTCAATGGACGCAGACGTTTTGTCTTACTTGTCCGGTCACACCACTGCTGGTGTTCTGATCACAACTACCTCTGGTGATGCACAGCATGACACAGCTGGTAACTTGACTGGTGAATTGCTCACAGCAAACCACCTGACTATCGGTGACATGAACAACATCACAACTGCCGACTCCGGTGGTACAGGTGACTCCATCCCACTGGCTCCACGTTTGCCTGGTGCGACTTCGTTCTCCGCAACTACTGCTTCACCTTTGCAGCTTATCTCACGTATGGCACGTCAGATGGATGTAGCAAATGTTGACGCACGTGGTCGTTGGGTCTGTGTAGACCCAGTGTTTGCAGAGCTTCTTAAAGACGAAGACTCCCGCCTGTTGAACGCAGACTTCGGTGGTTCCGGCTTGATGAACGGTTTGGTAATGAACAACATCCACGGCTTCCGTGTATACATTTCCAACAACCTTCCAGCTGCTGGTACTGGCGCAGGTACTTCTGGTACAACTGGTCAGGATGACAACTACGGTGTTATCGTAGCTGGTCAAGACGATGCAGTAGCATCTGCTGAGCAGATCAACAAGGTAGAGAACTACCGTGACCCAGATTCATTCGCTGACATTGTTCGCGGTATGCACTTGTACGGTCGCAAGAT